GCTACTAATTTCTCAACGTCCGCTGGCATTCCTTTGACTGGGACCGAGTTGGACAGGCGATATTGGCGCCATCTTGATGGTAGTCCTAATATTAAGGTTTTAGATCAGATTCGGGTTTACCTGAACCAAGCCTTAGTTGATATTATGCGTGGAGTTTGGCCTAATTTTATATTCAAGATCTTTCCAAAGGATGAGACTTTACCTGCGGAAGATGTGGATGTAAAACAAAAAGTCCGAACCATAAATGGAGGACCCATTATATTTATTCTGTTGCAGAAAATGTATTTTGGTGATCTCTGTGCTCTTATAGAGCAGAGGCCTTTGGAGTTTAATACTCTTATAGGCCTAGATATGAATTCCATGGATGGACATTCTCTTGTTTTGAGATTGTTGGAAGTGAACCCAGAGAGGGATTCACTTTTTGGTGGTGACATATCTAAATTTGAATTCCGCCAGAGAGCAGAAGTGTCGACGGCGGTTTTCGATCGAATTATTGAACCATTATATGCGAATGCTTCGCCCGAGGAGCGCGTCATTAGACGTAATCTTTGGGAGATGGGCATTACGACTGTTAATGCGTTTGGTGATAAACTTTATTTGGTGCATGGTCCTCGTGCGTCAGGTGAGTATATGACGTCTTTGGGAAACACTATCTACGTACAAGTAGCTCTAGTGTACTCTTATTATAAAGCCTGTGGTTTCGTGAGAACGATCCTACCGACTTTCTATCTTCACGTTTATTGCGTCTCTGTTGGTGATGACAACATAGGCGCTGTTTCACGTGAGGTGAAAGATTGGTTTAATCAGGTGGCTATAAGGGATGGTATGCAGGATCTTGGTCTTGCTTATACTGATCCTAATAAGGGTGAAATTATCGACCCTTTTATGAAGCTTGATGACATCGTTATGTTGCAATGTCAACCTCGGTATGATCCTTTATTGGGTCGCTGGGTTTGGTATCAGAATCTCCAGACGGTTCTTGAAATGGCTCAGTGGACTAAGAAAATCCACAAGAGGCCTGATAAGACCATCTGGGCTAGTAATGTACTCGATAGTCTTCGGAAACTTTGTCTACACCCTAAATCAGTGTGGGATGAATATATTCCGAAGTATCAACGAATGATTGCTGGTTACCACATAGAAGTTCCTACTTGGGACTATCGTGGTATGCAGAAGATCGTTCTTGATGAAGCTTATATGGGTGTTGTTTTCAGGAATGAGATCGACGCCGAACAGGGAGAATTTCAGCATGGGCCTCGAACCCGATATCGTAAGGGTAAGGAAATTGCTTATGATGGGTTTTTGGTCATGTTTAATTTGGTTCTGGTGGTATTATTCGGTTATTTTGTTTGGCCATATTTACCACAATTTGGGACCATTTTGGGTTGGTATATTTACTCATGCTGGTTTCTTTTTGTTAATTGTTTCATTGCTGGTTTCTGGTGGAAACTAGTATGGGGTTAGACCCCACGTCCTCCTATGACGTTAAACTGGGCGTTCTGCATAACGAAATATCGTGGTACCAAAAGCTGTATGCGCTGCAAAGGTTAAAATGGAAGCACCGTTAGGAGTAACGAAAAACCCAATTATGTTTTAAAGTTTTTATACCTGAGATACGTTTTTCCGCTTTTTCTTTTATAACTTTTATACCTTTTTCGCTCTAAGTGTATTATACACCGGTAAACGAGAGCATGTCGTCTAATAATCCGCAATCTATGGGAGTAGAGGGCGGTTCGGGTGCGGGATTTGTTTCGACCCCTACGCCGGCCCTCGATGTTGGTGGAACTACACGTTTCACTACTGATACAGTTGGTAATGCGGCTTCTCGTGCTAATATTGATGATATCGATCCGTCTCTTTATACCTCTTTGGATCAGAGTGGTGCGAAAGATATCAGAGATTTCCTAGCTAAGCCTACACTTTTAAATACCGGAAATCTTACTACCACTGATGCTGGTAATTTTATTTTATGGGATTTACCTACTGTGTTCCTTGCTAATCCGAGGATTTATCAGAAATTGGTTGGTGTTGGGCTTATGAGGGCTGATATTGTTCTAACCCTCCAGGTTAATGCTGTCCGTTTCCAGCAAGGTAGATATATTCTTGCTTGGTGTCCCTCTGGTGGTGTGGATACTCAGTCTTCTGGGTATGACGCCTTTTATAGGGCGCATGCTTATAATACCATGAGCGTTACCCAGTTACCCCATGTTGAAATTGATTTGTCCACTCAGACTAGTGCCGAATTGCGAATACCTTATACCTCAGCTTTTCCTATGTGGAAGCTTTCCACTACGCTTCAACGAGTTGATAATGGTGCTGGGTATGCGTTTTTGCGTCCATACTTTCCTCTAGTTGCTGGTAGTGGTGATACCACTTGTTCATACATGTTGTTTGGACGCCTTGAGAATGTGTATTTGACTGGGAATGTTGTTCCGCAGATGGGGAAGCGTGTTAAAGGCCTTACTGTTGCTCGAAAGGAACAGGAGGCCGCTAAGGAAGGTCCGGTTAGTTCTGTCCTTGGTGCGATCTCTAAAGGCACTAGTGTTTTAGGGGTTTTGCCTATGATTGGGCCGACTCTATCTACGGTTTCATGGGCGACTGGTATTCTCGGGAATGCGGCTGCTGCTTTTGGCTTTAGTAAGCCTACCATGTTGGCTCCGCCTAATCGCGTTGCTTCCTATGGCTTTCCGTTTTCTGGTACGTCTGATGGATTTACTCCCGCTATGCCCTTAGCCTTAAAGACTGATCATGAAGTGAAGGTTCATAGTGGTGTGTCCCGTAGTACTGTTGATGAGATGTCCATCGATTTCATTAAGCAACAGTATGCTTATGCTCAGACTATTCAGTGGTCTACCGCTGATAATCCTGCGACGGTTTTAGTCACTTTGCCCCACGATCCTAAAGCTTATGTGTCTACGCTTACTTCTGGGGTTTTGCGAACTCCCGTATCCTTTGTGGCGGAGCATTTTCGCTTGTGGAGAGGTGGTATGAAATTCCGTTTTAAGATTGTGAAGACGGAATTCCATTCTGGTAGGTTGATCTTTGCTTACACCCCTTTGACCTTGAGCACGACGCCGGCTGTTCCGAATATTGATACGAGTGCGTATTTGATGCGTGAGATTGTAGATATTCGTGACACGTCGGAAGTTGAGTTTTGTGTGCCTTGGGTGATTTCTGATTTATATCTACCGACGACGACTGGTGTTGCTAGTTATGCTGGTTTGTTTTATGTTATTGTGGGTGATGCTTTGGTGGCGCCTTCGTCTGTATCAAGCAGTGTTCAAATACTAGTGGAAGTGGCAGGAGCGCCTGATTTGGAGTTTGCGCTACCGGCTAATAGCAATAAAGCCGTTTTTGTTCCTTTTGCTACTCAGTGCTCTGAATGGAGACGGCTCGAAGATATTGAGCCTAGTCCGGAGAGCGCTACGATTGTGTATCAAGCAGGATACTTGAAACACGATTGTGTTGAATTAGGTACTTCCTCCGAAGATTTGGAGGCTTCCGCCGTTGCGATCGGTGAGAAGGTTGAGTCTTTTCGACAGCTAGTCAAGCGTGTGCAAACACGTGTGCCATCTAGTGGTACATTTGGTATTGGCGTGGCCGGAAATGCTTACGTGCATGTCCCTTATTCGGTTTGTCCAATTATAGAAACCGTAAGCTTAGGTGGGACCCTGACTCCGAATGTATACAATCCGGATTTGATTACAAATCTGTCTATGATGTATGTGTTCACAAATGGCGGTATGAGGCTATTCTGGCCTGTAACCGCAACGGGTGGTTCCACTACAAATTTAGTGGAGGTATCAGTTGACCTAGGTGCAGCTGTTGGTAATGAGGCTTTTTATACGGCCGTATATCCAGACGACAACTGTTCTAAGCAACTCTTTTACTTGAGCAGAGATGATCCAGTCCATGTCTCTGTTCCACCCTACAATCGGACCATTGCGAGGCCGACTGCGGCGCAGATTATTACAACTGCGTCGCCATTCGTGCTTCCTACAGCCGCACAAGGTCGAAATCTTGTTGCGGTGACGATGAAGCCGATTTTACCTTCAGCAGCCACTATGGATGTTCGCCCTTATCGGTACTGTGCCGACGATTATTCTATGAGCTTCTGGATAGGCACAGT